GGGCTTACTTTACTAATAATTAAAGCTATCTGGCGTGATATTAAAAATGTTATTATGCCTTATTACAACTGGCTAAAGAATACTTTAAGTGCTATTTGGAATGTTGTAAGTGAAGCTTTTGACATAGCATTAACGGCAATAAAAGATTTTATTAGTACAACTTGGCAAGGTATTAAGGGTGTAGTTTTGCTTTATTATAATTGGCTTAAAAATACATTTTCAAAAATATGGGATGTTGTAAGCACTGCGTTTATAACCGCACTAGACGCCATAAAAACTACCATTAGTAATAAATGGCAATCCATTAAAGGCACAATTTTGCTTTATTATAATTGGCTAAGAGATACATTTTCCTTGATTTGGGATGTTGTTAAAGCAGCATTTACAACCGCGCTGGACTTAATAAAGACTAAAATAAGTACTATTTGGAGTAATATTAAAAAAGCAATCCTACCATATTACACCTGGCTAAAAGATACTTTAGGCGGCGTTTTTAGTAAAGTAAAAAGCGCACTAGATACTGCTTGGGGTGGTATTGCAAAAGTAGTTACAGGTATTTGGGGCGGTATAAAAAGTGCATTCAAAACGGGCGTAAATGCTGTCGTAGGTATTGTTAATGGTCTGATTAGTCATATAAATTCAATAAAAATTAGTGTTCCAGCCGTAGAAGTTCCAGGGATGGGAAAGTTTGGCGGTTATGACATAGGATTTCCACATATTCCACAAATTCCAAGGCTTGCAAAAGGTGGAAATATCAGGTCGGATGGTAGTGTTTTAGTAGGTGAAAATGGTGCTGAAATTTTAAGCGGAATGAAGGGTGCGAGGGTTACACCGCTAAACAAGACAGGAATGGTCATAAACATCAATAATCCTGTTCTTTTCAATGATCGTGATGCTGACAAATTAGGCGAATTAATTGTTAATCACTTAAAGTTAGTAGGTGCTGTTTAATGGCGAGGACTTATTTTGTAGATTCAGAAGAGGTTTGGCTTGCACCAGGTTGGGGTATTTCAGACAAAATAAACACACGGTCAACGATGAGCGGAATTAGAATAATAGCTTTGCAAAGCGCTGTTTTAAGCGGTGGAGCTACCTTTGAAATGTATGACGGTATTGATTTAATTTTTTCTGGTGTAATTCTAAAATATTTTGAAGTGGAATCAATTCCAAATTATTTATTTTACGATCTGACTATTGTAGATAATTCTGCTATAGCCGATAGAGTTTTCATAACAAAAGTTTATACGGCAAAAACAGCAGCATATATAGTCAACGACTTAATTACAGAGCGTTTAGGCGGCGAAGGTGTAACAGCTGGAACAATTGCAACAGGTCCAACTTTATCGATAGCAAAATTCAACTACATTTCATGCTCACAGGCACTAGATTATATCAAAAAAGTAACAGGATATAACTGGAATATTGACAATGACAAGAAATTACAGTTTTTTGCAAGGTCTGATAATGCAGCGCCATGGACTCTCAATAATACAGTTCAACATAGTAATTTCAAGCGCGAAAACAAAATGGATGAATATAGGAATATCCAATATATGCGAGGTGGAAAAGGTGTTACAGCTGTACAGAGCGAGGAAACACTAACGGCTGCACCTGATGGAGTTTCAAGGAACTTTACAACTAGATTTGCTATTGCATTAGAACCTACAATCGAAATCAATTTAAATTCTGCTGGTTGGAACGCTATTGCTAGCGCAGATGTTGGAGTAAATGGCATTAACACAGGTAAAAAATGGTACTGGTCATATAATAGCCAAATCTTGACACAAGATACAGGCGAGTCTGTTCTAGTCGCTGCCGATGCAATTCGATGCACTTATACAGGATTGAGAAATCTATTTATCAAGACTGAAAATTCAGCCGAAGTTGATTTGCGTGGGTCCTATGAAAGTATTGTAACTGAAAAGTCTATAACTACAGTAGAACAGGCAAAGGAGTTTACCGATGGGCTACTAAATAGTTATGGCGATATTTCAGGAAACATATCATTTGAGACAGAAGTTTCAGGCTTGGAAGCTGGTCAATTACTTCCTGTTGTAAAAACATTGTATGGAATCGACGAAAGCTATTTGATTGAGTCTATAAGTATTTCTGGCGCGGATAGCGGTTCGACCGTTTACAGTGTAAAAGCCTTGAACGGCGTTGCAGTTGGAGGCTGGGAGGAATACTTTAAGGTATTAATTAAAGGTAACCAGGAGTACTCAATCGAGGATAATGAAACTTTGATTATACTCAATAATCAAGCAGAAAATCACGGCGTAACAGGCGATTTGAATATTAAAATTTATGATGCTTTGTACCCGTCTGAAACTCTTTATCCGTCTGAAACACTTTATCCAGGAACATTGTCAGAGGAGGTCGATTTGAGTGACTAAAAAGCTTAATATTTTAAATAATGAATTTGGGCATACAGGCAAATATAGAATAAAAACAATAAATAAATTAAATGGAACATCCTATGAAGAAGAAATAAAAAATAGACTTATGGACAATACCCTTGATGAACTCCTAAAAGTCCTTCAAGGCACAGCAACCGACCTGGAAATCAAATACCTAGCACTTGGAACAGACAGCACAGCGATTACAGACACAGACGCAGCACTTGGAACGGAAGTGTTTAGAGTTGCATTGACAGATATTACAAAAACTGGTACAGGAGAATTGACGAGTCTAGCTGTAGTTTTAGATTCCGAAGCAGTAGCAACGATTGAAGAAATAGGATTATTTGCAGGAGCAGCAGCAAGCGCAGCAGCAGACAGCGGAACATTAGTCAGTCGTATTTTATGGCATAGAGTGAAATCAAATAGCGAGGAATTGCAATTTACACGCATTGACACGATTGTGAGGGGATAATATTGTACACGAAAACAGACTGGAACATAGGCACGACACCTGCAATCAATGAGACAAATCTTGATAAAATCGAGGGTGGAATTGAAAGAGCACATCTAGGGACGCACATTTACGGGCTTAATGCGACGGGAAATGATACCTATGTATTAACTTTTTCCCCGGTTTTAGGCAGTTATAATACAGGATTAATAATAAACTTAGCAATCGACGCAGCAAACACAGGAGCAGCAACATTAAATATAAACAGTTTAGGAGCAAAAGACATAAAAAAGCGTACTGTAGCCGGTAAAGTTGCGCTAATCACTGGCGATTTGACGGCAACTGGAATTTATACGCTGATCTATGATGGTACTGACTTTATAGTAATAAACCCAAATCTACCCGAAGGAATAGGCACAGCCTACCAACAGTTAGGCACAAACGCAGGAGCAACGGCTAATGAATTCCAAAATAGTGCAACTAGCGTTCTAACTACAACTAGTGATATATTATATGCTAGTTCTGCCAATACGCTAGCAAGAAAGGCAAAAGGTAGCGTAAGGGAAGTATTGGGCATAAATTCGGCTGGTTCGTTAGAATATATAAAACAGCAAACCTGGGATTATGTTTGTGATGCTACAACTAATCAGATAGCTGAAGTTTACAAAGGTTGCTGTGTTGTAAGTGGATATCTTTATTCGTTTCAGACAGACATGCAGACTTTTCAAAAAGTCAATCTAGCGACTGGCGCGATAACGGCGTTAGCCACAATGGGAAGCACTGTAAATACATTATGGGGTCTACTGGCAGACGATAACGATTCCAATGTGATACACTATATTTATCGTGTATCCGATGCGATTCATATCAAACAATATTCTATTTCGGGTAACTCCTGGTCGGCGCTAGGTTCAGCATATGCCGGTACATCACTAACCACAGACACACACGATGTAGGGTGTGGATTTGATGCTACCAATAATAGAATAGTATTATGCTACGAGGATAACGGGACAAACTATCTACACTATTTCCTAAAAACAGACTATACAACAGAATCTAGAGTAGCCACAACTCAGACCGTTGGCAGTATTGCTGTTTTTAATGGGACTAAGCTTTTAATTGGTACAGTTGCAACAGCTAATTTGTCCCAATTTGATACATACACATCAGATACGGTAACTAAGGAAATTACGGGTAATTCGAATTTAACGTTTGATATATGCGCTGGAAACAGTACAAAAACATATGTCGTTATTCTAGCTAGGTACACAAATGGAAGTTTCTTCATTGTCTATGATAGTGTGAATAATATTCCTTTAAAAATTATACCTGCACCGCTGTTATTAGGTAGCACAAAC